GATGACTTGATTGTGTATACAAATGGGAAATATGAAGATACGATTCCAGCAGAAATGACAAATGATGATATAAGGGCAGTATTGAAAAAACTTGCTGATTATGAAGACTTAGAAGAACAGGGGTTGCTTGTGAGGTTGCCGTGTAAGGTTGGAGATACGGTATATAGAGTGGATGCCGGAGCCAAGCAACCGATTATTCCGATGACTGTTTCAGAAATTCATTTTCTCTGTTACAAAAATGAACGTGCTGTGAGGTTTGACGCAATAGGCAAAGAAGATATGGGAGAAAGTTGCTACCGTTTAGAAGATATTGGAAGAATAGTATTTCTCACCCACGAGGAAGCTGAGAAGAAGTTGGAGGAGTCGCAAAATGGCAAGAAATAGATATCCAGGAACATGTTATTGCTGTGGCGAATATGTACCCACTGGGTTCGGGCATTTTGAGCGGTACCGAGGTCATTGGAGAATTAAATGCGTAAAGTGTGCAAGTGGGAGACCCGTGAAAAGTACGGACAGGGAAGTCAAAAGAGCTGTTAAGCTAAGAGAGGAATCAGATGATAAAAACAATTGGCAAAAGAATTAAAGAGGTCCGTTTGGAAAATGATATGTCCCTCAGAGACTTTGCAGAAGTTATAGGTGTGACAGATACCACAGTCATGAAATGGGAAAAAGGAATCAGCAATATTCCATTTGTGTGTGCGATAGCGATTGCTGACAAGTTTGATGTGAAGCTAAGTTGGTTGGGAGGATTAGAGGAATGACGGAAAATAAAACCTGTAAGACCTGCAAAGATAATGACAACGGTTTATGTGACCGCACAGGACAGCTGATTGACGATGATGATCATTGCGATAGCTGGCACAGTGACTGGCGGGATGCGATGATGAGGACGTTCCTTGGACACCCGGGAAGGAGCGCGAAATGATTGAGATCATTAAGATGGAGCAGAAGCCGGTAATGGATTATGAGGCTGCTGAAGCCATAAATACAATTAAACGGTACTGTGGCACTAGACATTGCCTTGATTGTGCTATTCAGGAAGTATGCGAAGAATATTTTGATCGGAGTGATTATGATCCAGCTGAATGGCCAGAAGTGGAGGTGCCGGATGCTTGATGAAAAGAGAGTGCTGCAGGTTGCCAAAGAATTTAACATGAACCCGGACAAGGCAAGGAAGCTCCTGGAGGATGCCAGATCAGAACCGGCAATCATGAAGCGGATACATAAGTATGAGCAGCGTGTAGGAGGTGGCAGCAGTGGAAGTCAGGATAACCAGGGAACTCCTGGACAACTACCGAAAAATAAAAAGGGAGATCCCAATTTTTGAGTATGAGCTTCGGGAACTATGGCTGACAGACAAGGGCATGGGGAACAGCGTGATCCTGAATGGGAAAAACGGATCCAAGAAGCCTGAAATGGTAGTTGGTTTCGATCAGGAGAAATACAACCGCCGGAAGAGGACGCTGAATCTGAAAAAGGTACAGGCCGAAGCTGTAGAGAAATGGATTGACGATATCCCAGACGGACAGACCAGATGTGTGTTTAAGATGTTTTACCGGGATGGGATGACCTGGGAGAAGATAGCGGCTAAGACAGGATATTCCCAGAGCCCGGACTATCCAAGGCTTTATATCAGGGATACATACTTAAAAAAGTGTGGGATTAAATAAAAAAATATCGTTTATATCGGAAATATCGTTTTATAATAACAATGAAGCCGAAGGCTCATAAGGCCGGAAGCACACCCCTCACGTAAAGACGGCCGCCGGGTGCTACAGCCTGGCGGTTGATTTGCCGGAACATAGCGCAGTGGTAGAGCAGCTGGCTTATATCCAGCGTGCCCCGGGTTCAAGTCCTGGTATTCCGATTGGCTTCGAGAGAAGCTACCCAAATTACATACATTTTTTGTTAACGTCCTGTAGAAATACGGGGCGTTTTGTAGTATGATGAAAGAAAATGTATGTGTGAAGGGGTAGGCGTGAATGAGAAACGTAATTGCGTTTTTGAACATGAAAGGCGGCGTTTGTAAAACAACGTTATGTAAAGAAATTGGATTTTATTTGGCGGAAAAGCGTGCAAAAAGAATTCTCATAATTGATGTTGATCCGCAAGCCAATTGCACGCAATCTTTTTTGGAACGGTATGATATTATTAACAGCGAGTTAATTAACAAAGATATAAATCTACCTTCGATACAAAAGATTTTTTCACCTGGAGCAGGAAGATTAGATGAGCCTAAAATTGAAGAAATAATACTAAAGCTTTCTGATAATCTACATATTGTTCCCGGCGAATTGCGTACAATATTCATGGAAAGAGAAACAGCAGGTGGCGCTGCTGAACAAAGGTTATATAATTTTATTGATGAATATAATATAAAAGGAGAGTACGATTATGTTTTAATTGATTGTCCTCCAACATATTCTTTTTATACGATTACAGCATTACTGGCGAGTGATTTATATTTGATTCCTGTAACTCCAGATGCTTATTCATTATTAGGTGTTGATCTTCTACAGCAAGTTATAGAGCGATTAAAATCAAACTATAGAGTGAATTTTCAGAATCATCCATTGGATAATTTGGGTATTATTTTTACTAAAATACCAAAGAAACCAGGAAGTGGTATAAGAAATAATATTGAGCAAATTATGGAAGCTTATGAAGATAAGGAGATGCCTTTTTTTCAAAATCAATATTTAAAAGCTGACAAAATCCCAACATCTAAATTATCCACGTTTATATTGGATAGACAGGATGAAAGCCTGAAAAATAATATAGAAGTGATAAGCGAGGAATTTATGAATAAAGTGGGGGAATACAATGAATAAAGAAATTTGGGCAAAAAAAATAAGATATATTAGGAGTTTAAAAGACGAAGAATTGATAAGGCTGGAGAGCTTTTCTGTAATAGTTAGTTTTATGCTCTCAAAAGAAGTATTTAAGGTAAATTCTGAATTGAAAGAATTTATGAATGAGTTAGGAATGGATTGTAAACCGTATCTAGTGAAAAGTAGAACAGCAATGTTAGCTAAAACAGTTAGGGTATTTGAAAAAGCAGAAAAACAGCAATTGTTTTATTATATAGATATTATAAATAAAAGAATTGATGAGCTGCCAGAAGAAGAGAAAAATGTGCAAGTAAATAAAAAAAGCAAAAAGAATTATATGAAGGAAGTACTTGAACTTTACGGAAGAAAGGATAAGTAATGGGTGAATACGGCAAGTTCATAAATAAATATTTTCCTTTTTCGGCTTCAATGGAGAATGAAGAAGCTTTATATCGATTAATATGTGAAAGCAACTTGATTTCTCAAATTATGCTAAAATATATTTCATTAGAAGTTGAATATCTTACTGAATTCAAATTGATATTCTATAAACGCTTTAGAGATGGCGTAAACAAATTATTGATGTATTTGCCGTTAAATGAAGAGATTGGAATATATGCATGTATGAGGTACTCTATTGAACATTTTTTGAAATTTGTATATGCAATTTATTTTGATGAGGAATTAGAAGTAATTGGAAGAACAGGATATAGGCATATCAAGGAAGATATAAAACAGAATACTGTTATTGCAGATGATATAAAAAATAAGTTGCAAAGAATATATTCATATTACGCAAAATATTCTAATGATGTGCATGCCAAAGAAATTGATGAGAACGAAGAACTTGTTTCTTTGGGAAGGATCATTAGAGCCCAAAATGAATATTCAAAGGAAATTGAAAATGATTTGAGAAATTTTTTAAATATTTCATATAAAATAATGAATAGCATATTTCATATAAGGTATGAGATGTTGAATGCATCAGAGCGGATAAATATTGAAAAATTGCGACCAAAGCGTAAAGAAATTGTTTTAAAAATTTTAGAATATGAAAGCTAATATGTACACACCAACAGGCAGCTCTCCAGGGCTGCTTTTGTTATACCGACAAACACGAGGTGATGAGACATGGCCAGGGCGCCGGACAAGAGAATAGAGCAGGCAAAAGAAATGTACCTGCAGGGGCAGAAGTTGGTTGAGATTGCAAGTCAACTGAATTTGCCAGAGGGCACTGTCCGGAGATGGAAGTGTACTCATAAGTGGGAAAACGAACGTTCGGATAAGAAAAGCGAACGTTCGGAAAAGAAAAAAGTAAAAAAGAAGAAAGCTGCTGAGAGTGAAGTTGAGCAGGTAATTGAAAATTCTGATCTGACTGACAAACAGCGGCTTTTTTGTATTTGTTATATTCGGAGTTTTAACGCTACAAAAGCATATCAGAAAGCATATGAAGTTGATTACTTAACGGCAGCGGCGAATGGTCCGAGGATGCTAGGAAATGCTAGAGTAAAAAAAGAAATCTTACGTTTGAAGAAGGAGCGCTTAAATCGAGAATTTCTTTCTGAATCGGATATCTTCCAGAAGTATATGGACATAGCTTTTGCCGATATTACAGATTATCTTAAGTTTGGAACTGAGGAAGTTCCTGTAATGGCTATGTATGGTCCCGTTAAAATAAAGGATCCGGCAACAGGAGAAGAAAAACAGTTAACCAAAACGGTAAATACTGTTCATTTTAAGGAATCTTCTGGAGTCGATGGAACCATTCTTGCGGAAGTACGACAAGGAAAGGACGGAGCCAGCATTAAACTCTCAGATCGGATGAAAGCCCTTCAATGGCTGTCAGATCATATGGATATGGGAACTGAAGAACAGAAAGCTAAAATCGCTCAGATGAAAGCTCAAACAGACAAGCTTACCGGTAATAACCAGGAGATTGAAGATCTGGACGATATAGAGGGTGAGATTTATGGCAGCAGTAAATAATTTCACCAGGAAGAAGACGATTCTTTTTCATTTTTCTGAAAAGCACAAAGACTACATCCGCAAATGCCGGGATTGTTCTTACAATGTGGCAGAAGGTGCTGTACGTGCCGGCAAGACTGTTGATAACGTGTTTGCTTTTGCACATGAGCTGAAGACCACACCGGACAGGATCCATCTGGCAACAGGGTCTACTATGGCAAACGCCAAAATGAACATAGGGGACTGCAATGGGATGGGCCTTGAATGGATCTTCCGCGGCCAGAGCCATTGGGGAAAGTACAAGGACAATGAAGCTCTGTTTATTAAAGGCCCAGCAACCCATAACAAGCAGAAAATTGTAATCTTTGCTGGTGGGGCGAAAGAGGACAGTTACAAAAAAATCCGTGGTAACTCCTATGGGATGTGGATTGCAATCGAGATCAATCTTCACCATGACAATACAATCAAAGAAGCATTCAATCGTCAGCTGGCGGCCAAGCGGCTGAAAGTGTTCTGGGATCTGAACCCGGACAATCCAAGAGCAGCCATTTACTCAGAGTATATTGATAGATACCAGCGGCAGCAGGAAGAAGGAAATTTTCCAGGCGGCTATAATTACATGCACTGTACCATCTACGATAACATCAATATCACAGCAGAACATCTTCATGAGATTGAGAGCAGGTATGATGTAAATTCCATCTGGTATATGCGTGATATCAAAGGGATGCGTGTGGTTGCCAACGGTCTGATCTTCCGCAGGTTTGCGGATGATATCAGCACGAAGAAGTTCAGTTTTGCTATGAAGGAGAAGCCGAAGGATATCATGGAGATCAATCTTGGCATTGACTTTGGTGGATCCGGTTCCGGTCATTCCTTTACAGCCACAGCGATCACAAGAGGCTTCCAAATGGTAATCCCATTAGCTTCTGAGCGGATCAGCTGCAAGGATGAAAGCGGTAATGCTATAGAGATTGATCCGGACATGCTTGGCAGGATGTTCTGCAATTTTGTGCAGAGGATCCTGAGCCGTTACGGATATGTAACAGTGGTATATGCAGATAGTGCAGAACAAACCTTGATCGCCGGGATCCGCAGCAGCCTTAGGAAGAATGGCCTTGGCTGGGTCAGAGTTGAGAACGCATTGAAAACAGAGATCAATGACCGTATCAATGCAACATCTATCCTGATGGCGCAGGGCCGTTTTGCTTATATGGATGGGGAGTGTGACAGCCTTGTAAATGCCCTGTGCACTGCAGTGTGGGATCCCAAGGAACTGACCAGGAATGTAAGGCTTGATGACGGGACCAGTGATATTGACTCATTAGACAGTTTTGAATATACGATCGAGCGGCAGATCAGCCAGCTCATCAGGTACGGGTGATGAATATGAATTATACAAATATGTATCAGGCGTTGCGGAAGATCCTGGATAGGGATGAGCAGATTGATTATGCTATGAGCGGCAGGACTGCAGCACACATAGAACTGTGGTCAAAGATGTATGAAGGCAGACCTCCGTGGGTCAACGAAACAACGCAGAGCGCAGGGATTGCGGCAGCAGTTGCTGGGGAGATCGCCAGGCTGACGGTCCTGGAAGTAAAAAGTGAAGTATCGGGAAGCGCAAAGGCTTCATACATGGACGAAGTTTACCAGAAAGTCATAGAGAAGCTGCGGATCCAGGTGGAATATGCAGATGCAAAAGGCGGACTGGTCTTTAAACCGTATGTAAATGCAGACGGCATATCTATCCAGTACATCCAGGCAGATAACTTTTTTCCTCTGGAATTTGACACGGAAAAGATTACAAAGTGTGCATTCCTGGACCAGTTCCGGAAAAACAATGAGATATACAGCAGGATAGAGGTGCATACCCTGAAAGAAGGTACCTTGAATATCCGGAACCGGGCATTTGTTTCCAAGACAGAGGGTATGCTTGGAACAGAGGTGCCTGTGGAATCCGTTGCCCGCTGGTCAGACCTGGCGCAGGAGATCACGATTACAGGAACTGATAAGTTGCCTTTTGGTTATTTCAGGGTTCCGCTTGGAAACAATCAGGATTCTGAAAGCCCGCTAGGTGCAGCTGTGTTTTCGAGAGCCGCAGAACATCTGCAGGAGGCAGACCGGCGGTATTCGCAGATCAACTGGGAGTACGAAAGTAAGGAGACGGCCGTACACATTGCACAGAGCCTGTTGAAGTACAGGAAGGACACGGACAGCTTTGAGTATCCTGCAGGCAAGAAAAGGCTGTACCGGGCAGTGGAGTATAATACCGGCGCAACAGATAAACCGTTTATGGATACCTTTTCACCGGATATCCGGGATACATCTTACTTCAATGGCTGGAACCATCTCATGAGGATGATTGAGTTTGACTGCAATCTGGCATATGGGACGATTTCAGACCCGAACAACACGGACAAGACTGCAGAGGAGATAAAGGCCAGTAAACAGCGGTCGTATTCTTTCGTGCAGAGCTGCCAGACGGCACTGCAGCACGCCCTGGAAGATCTGGTGGATGCAATTGCTTTCTGGTGTGATCTGTATCATCTGTGCCCATCCGGGACATACCAGACTTCTTTTGACTGGGACGATTCCATCGTAACGGATGTGGAGTCAGAACGGCAGTCTGACAGGCTGGACGTTTCCATGGGAGCAATGGCCCTGTGGGAGTACCGCGCTAAGTGGTACGGAGAAACAGAAAAACAGGCAAAGGCAGCCATACAGCTGCCAGAGGATACGGTGGTTGAATGACACAGGGGGAGATCGAAAAGCTGGCGGTGAAGACTGGCAATATATTTTCAAGCCTGGAAATCCGGATCATGATGGACATTGTGCGCCGGATCCGTGAAGCAGGCTTTGCAACAGCTTCTGCCTACTGGCAGATCAGCAGACTGCAGAGGCTTGGACTGGCAGAGAAAGACATCCGTGAATGGATCCAGAACGCACTGAAAGCATCCAATGAGGAAATGGAAAAGGTTTTTTCAGATGAAGTGTATGAGCAGTATTACAGCCACGAAAGGGCATATAAGCTGGCAGGCATGCAGCAGATCCCATTTGATGAGAATGTGCCTTTGCAACAGATGGTAAAGGCTGTAAAAGCGCAATTGCAGGGGGAATACAAGAATATTTCTGGCTCTATGGGCTTTGCAATCCGTGATCCAGCATCAGGGAAGCTCCAGTATTCACCGTTGATGGACTATTACAGATCCACAATGGATCAGGCTGTGATTGACATCCGGTCAGGGGCATTTGACTATAACACGGTGCTAAAACGAACAGTGGGCCAGATGACCGCTTCAGGCATCCGGTATATAGATTATGATTCCGGACACCATGACAGGGTGGATGTGGCAGCCAGAAGGGCGATCCTGACGGGCTTTAGGCAGGTACAGGCGAAGATCAATGAGCAGGTAGCTTCACAGCTTGGTACAGATATGTACGAGGTAAGTTATCACAGGGGCGCAAGACCTACCCATCAGCCATGGCAGGGGCGGGTGTACACAAAGCAACAGCTGACTGATATCTGTGGTCTTGGTACCGGTCCAGGTCTTCTTGGGTGGAACTGCTACCATGATTACCGGCCATTTATCCCCGGGGTTTCTGTACGGCGCTATACAGATGAACAGCTGGATCGGATGAACCGGGAAGAAAACACACCAAAGACATATAACGGAAAGCAGTACACCGTGTATGAAGCTCTCCAACAGCAGAGGAAGATGGAGCGCGTCATGCGTGCACAGCGCCAGAAGATAAAGCTGTTGGAAGAAGGCGGGGCTGATGAACAGGAAATCATTGCCGCAAAGGCCAGGTATCAGGGGAAGATGCAGACTTACAAGGATTTTTCTGAAAAGATGGATCTTCCGGGACAGAAAAAGAGGATCATGCAGGACGGTCTGAGTGGGAAGTTCATGCCAACGAAGGTGGAACAGAAAATTCTTGAAGAATCTGAAATAAATGATAAAATAAAGACAGAGTTATCAGAAGCGAAGATAAAAGGTGTACCGAAGATAAACCCAGAGAAAGTGGATGTTTCAGAATTTACATTTGATACAGCTCACATTAATACAGAAAGAGAACACGGAGTTACCAGAGCTGAGGCAGAGAAGTTCATTAAAGAAGCAGACATTTCTCTGACACGTTGGAACGGCAGATTCATAAACTATTATGGACCTAACGGTGCAACATACGTGGATATGGAAAATAATAATATCCGAACAGCCTTTAAGAAAGAACAATTTGACGAACCAACGTTGAAGATTAGGGAGGTGGCAGAAAAATATGGAACCAATAAAGGTTAATTGTCCATTAATGGGGATGGAAATCGAAGATGGAATATGTTTTGATATTCACATGAATGTCGAAGGTCTGGCACCTGATTGGACAATTCCGGACAAAGTGTTAAATATTCCAGACTATAAAAAGATTTGCTTACAGTGCAAAAATCACAGAGAGGATTGAATACCACCAGTCAGAAAAGGCCGGTGGTATTTTTATACCCATTTTTAAGAAAGAGAGGATGAAGAAAATGAAAAGAAGAGCAACCAAAAGAATTGCAGTATTAATGGCACTGGTAATCTTGACATGTTTTTGTGCTACTGGCTGTACAGAAGCTGACCAGGTGAGCAGTAACATTTCCAAAGAGGCAGATAACTTTAATGTTACCAGGAAGCTTACAGTACTGAATGCCAGGACAGACACGATCCTGTTGGAGTTGACCGGAACTTTTGCACTGAAAAATAACTCTTCTAACGAACTGGAAGTCATTATTGAGACGGCAGAAGGAAAGTACCAGAAAGATTATGTGTATTTGAATGATTATACCATGTATGTGGTGGAGGATATTTCTGGATCAGCTGTGGACAAGTATCATTATGAGATTAATTTCCTACCTGAGTTTGGCTTCAAAGTAACACATAACGATTAATTTTGCTGACAGACAAGGAGGTGAGAACGATGAAATACCGAAAGAAACCTGTGATTGTGGAAGCCTTTCAGCTGACGGATGATCCGGAATATGAATCCCCACCCTGGTTCACCCAGGCGGTGGCAGATGAAAAGGTCTGGATTGACCGGAGCCTGAAAGACGGACATATATCCGTATACGGCTGCACAATCGAAACACTGGAAGGTAAGCACAGAGCCAAAATCGGAGATTACATCATCCGTGGTGTTGCAGGTGAGTTGTACCCATGCAAGCCCCAAATCTTTCGGAAGACTTATGAAAAAGTCTAGAGAGGCGGTGATCCTAAATATCTCGGAGCTGTCCGTTAAACAGCAGATGATGCACGCAGAGAAATCTGGGTGTTATTTTTATGCTTTCGTCAGCTGATCAGACGTAAAACAGTCGGTAATCCGTGGCTCACACACGTAAACCAAGAGTAAAAGAAAGGAAAAGGAAAATGAAAAGAGAAGATTTAACAGCACAGGGACTGACAGCAGAACAGGTTGAGTTTGTTATGTCAGAGTACGGGAAAGAAGTAAATCCTTTGAAAGCAGAAAGGGATTCCTATAAGACCCAGTTGGATACAGCACAGGCATCCCTGAAAGCTATGGAGGGGATCGATGCAGCCGGACTGCAGACAAAAGTATCCGATCTGAAAAAGCAGCTTCAGGGCAAGGACACAGAGATCGAGAAGATCAAGTCCGATTATGCCTTTGATGCTTCTGTTAAAGACGCTATCCGGAAAGCGTCCGGAAGGAATGAAAAGGCGATCATGGCCCTTTTGGATGTGGACACTTTAAAAGCATCCAAGAATCAGGCACAGGACATTGAGGCGGCACTTACAGCCCTGAAGAAAGACAATGATTACCTGTTCCAGTCAAATGTGCAGATTCCCAGGGTGGTTTCATCCACTTCCGGGATTAACAATGATGTTCAGACTAAAAAAGAGCAGGCAAATGAAGTACTGAGATCCCTGCTCGGAAAAGGAGAATAAAGAATGCCAGTAAATATTACAAACAGAGCCGATGCGGAGGCGATTATCCGCGAACAGATTGTATCCAGTATTTTTCAGGATGCGCCGAAAAATTCTGTATTTATGGGGATGGCAAGAAAGCTTCCCAACATGACCAGCAACCAGACCAGGATCCGTGTACTTGATTTCCTGCCAACTGCTTACTGGGTAGACGGCGATACAGGTATGAAGCAGACCACCAGACAGGCATGGGATAACGTATATCTGAATGCAGGTGAGCTGGCTGTGATCGTGCCGATCCCGGACGCAGTGCTTTCTGACACTGAGTTTGATATCTTCGGGGAGATCACCCCACGTATCATAGAGGCTATTGGCCAGAAGGTGGATGCTGCTGTTATCTTTGGGGATAACCGCCCAAGGGAGTGGCAGGCAGATATCATTACCCTGGCAAGGCAGGCCGGAAACAATGTGGCTGCTGCCACCGGAAAAGATTATTATGATCTGATCCTTGGAGATGGCGGCGTATTTGCCAAAGTAGAAACAGACGGCTTCGGCGTATCTGGAGCTGTGGCACCGATGAACTTTAAGGCAAAGCTCCGTGGTCTTCGTGACACAACAGGACAGCCAATCTTCAAGAGCAACATGCAGGATGTGGCAAGGTATACCCTGGACGGTGCGCCGATCACTTTCCCGGAAAACGGAGCCTTCTACCCAGAAATCGCACAGCTTGTGGTTGGTGATTTCAGTCAGGCTGTGTACTCCATCCGTCAGGACGTAACCGTGAAGATCCTTGACCAGGGTGTTATTCAGGATCCGGTAACAAAGGAAATCGTGTACAACCTGGCACAGCAGGATATGACCGCACTTCGTGTTGTATTCCGTATGGGCTGGGCACTTCCGAATCCGGCTACACGGATGAACGAAGACCGTACCGGCTGTGCGTTTGCATACCTGGAGCCGGGTACTCCTGCTACTACCCAGAAAGTTACCTTTACCGTAACGGATGGTGCAGAATCCAGCCCGAAAGCGTATGCAGGTGCACGAATTAACGTAGACGGTGCAATCCTTGTGACCGGAGCTGATGGAAAAGCAGAGTTTAACCTGCGTGCAGGTACATACACTGCGAAGATCAGCAAAAAAGGCTTTATCACGGTGACTGAAACCTTCACGGTAGCATCTGCTGCGGTAACAAAGGCAATCACCCTTACAGCACAGTCCTGATAAAGGAGGGAACGTCCATGTACGCTGATTATGGTTATTATACTGACGGCTATCTGCTGGGGCGTTCCCCGGCAGTGCCAGAGGCAGTATTTCCATACTGGGAAAAACAGGCAGAACGTGTGCTGAATCAGTACACATTCAGCCGTCTGGCTTCTAATTTCGGGCTTATTACGGACCAGGTGAAAGATTGTACCTGTGAGCTTGCAGAACTGCTGTATCAGGCGGACAGGACCTCACAGCAGGCGTCTGAACAGGGCGGATTCCTTACATCATTTTCCAATGACGGGGAATCCGGAACCTTTGACCTGTCCCAGTCAAACTTCACAGAGGAAGGGAAAGCCAGGAAAACGAAGGAGATCATTTGCCGGTATCTGGGGAACACCGGCCTTTTGTACCAGGGGGTGTGAGTATGAACCAGAATTATACCCGCACCATTACCCTGTACAACCGGATCCGTGCCGGTGACAGCACGGATAAAAAGGAACACTGGAACCGGACGGTGCTTCATAACTGCTTTTGGAAATCACAGGTAAATACAGGCTTTAACGGTACCCAGGCAAGTGTCCAGAATACCTATGTGGTGCGGATCCCAAAGGATGAGCGGTATCTTCCCTATGCAGAATATGCAAAGGGTCCGGAGGGGCATTTTACAGCTTCCCAGGATGATCTTGTTGTCCTCGGGGAATGCAGCGAAGAGATCAATGGAACTGCAGGGCACACAGCTGCACAGGTGCTGAACAGATGTAAGCCAGATGCATTTAAAGTGACAGCCTTTTCAGATAATACGGCATTTCCGCTGGCAAAGCATTACAGACTGGGGGGATGATCTTTGGACGCGAAGGTTGAATGGAACGGTACGCCGGAAGAGATTGTAAAGAAGAAGCTTGGCGGCAGACAGGGAATGTTGTTTCTTGCCAACCAGGCGGCTGCTTTAATGGATCCATATGTGCCGGCCGATAACCTGGTACTTGCCCAGAACGTGGACATTACGGCCGATGAAGATACAGGATATATCACTTATAACAGCCCTTATGCACACTATCAGTATATGGGTGAGATATACGGTCCCAATATTCCAATCTATGACGGTGGGGAACTTATGGGGTTCTGGTCACCACCCCATAAGACACCCACAGGCAGGAAGCTGAAATACAGCACATTCCGGCACCCTCTTGCAACGGACCACTGGGATCAGGCCATGATGACAGCAAGGAAGGACGAACTGACAGCTGCATATACAAGGTATCTGAAGGAGGGCGGTCATGACAAAACATGATGCTGTTAAGGCATTTTTCGAACCAAAGGTTGAGGAATTGTGCGGGGACATCCTTAACTTTAACTTTTCCCCAGAATCCCCTGACAGCTTCTCCCTGGTGACACAGTATTCAGATAAGGTTCTGAAGAGATACGTGTGTGGGGATGAACAAAAAGCCTATGGATTTTCCATTATCATTGTAAAGGCTTATTCTTCCGGGCAGGACGACCTGAACCTGGAAGCAATGAATTTTGCACAGGCTTTTATGGACTGGCTGGAAGACCAGGACAGGCAGAAGAATTACCCGGACTTTGGGGAAAAATGCAGGATCCAGAAAATGGAAAACCTGCAGAACATGCCTAACCTGTCCGGGGTGAATTACCAGGAAGGACTGGCGCGGTACATGATCCAGGCACGGATCGTTTACCGGACCATTGCAAATGATTTTTAAAGCCCTGATGGGCAGAAAGGAAGAAAAATATGATTGAAAGAAAATATCTGGCGCATTATCTGGATTCCAGTTTTGGAGGAGAAACAGCTGCTTATGTGCGGATCGGCAAGGACCTGGAAGAATACAACGAAGAACTGAATCCGAACGTTGAGTTGAAGAAAAATATCCTGGGTGAGCAGTCTGTGCACCATTCCGGATATGAAGCCCAGGCAGATGTAGACCCATTCTATTATGAGGATTACGACGATGCTCTGTCCAATAAGATCCTTGAATTGGCCAACACCAGGGCTACCGGTGATAAGTGTAAAACCACCATGGTAGACGTACTGTTGAAACCGGGAGCCACAGAGGATGCGGCGCCAACCTGTGTTTGGGCTTATAAGGAAGATGTATACATCATCCCTAATTCTGTGGGCGGCGATGCATCCGGTATCCAGACACCGTTTACTGTGTATAAGGCAGGCAACAGGGTAAAAGGAACCTGGAATGTGACTACAAATGCGTTCACACCGGACGCAACTGCGTGATCATAAGGAGGGCATAGACCATGGCAAAACAGATAAAAACCAATATTTCCATTGAGGAATATGAGTTTCTTGACGCAAAAGGGAACCATCTGTTTACCATCTCCTTTAATCCGGCGGACATTGATATTGCCCGCCGGTATGACAAGGTGGTGGAATACCTGAATGAGGCGGCGAAGAAGAAATTGGAAACCCAGGAGGCACTGTTTGAGCTTGGGGACGGCTTGAAGGAGAAGCTGGACGGGCTGTTTAACGCAGACATTTCTACCGCTATTTTTTCTGTGATGAATCCGTTTACGCCGCTTGCAAACGGGAAGCTGTATGTGGAGGAGATTGTAGAACAGCTGGGTAAGGTGATCGAAGCGGAGATGAACATCCGGCTTAAAAAGGTACAGAGCCGCCAGAACAAATATACGGCAAAGTACCATAAGTAATGGATGCGTGGAAGCTACCCACTTCCCTGTGTGTAAGTGGTACCGATTATAAGATACGGACAGATTTCCGGGTAGTTCTGGATATTTTGGAAGCCATGAACGACCCGGATCTTTTTCTGCCAGATGCTTCAGAAGAGGAGATTGCCTTGGTGAGGAGTGACACCATGGTACAGATCCTCTATGAAGATTACCAGACAATACCGCCAGAAGACTTCGCAGAAGCCTGTGAAAAGGCCCTGGACTTTATTGATATGGGAATGAAGGATGATGGGAAGAAAAAGCCCCATTCCATGGACTGGCAGCAGGATGCCCAAATCATCATTCCTGCTATCAACCGGGTTCAGGGGTGTGAGATCCGTGCGCTTCCATATCTTCATTGGTGGACATTCTTGGGGGCTTATATGGAGATTGGTGACTGCCTGTTTTCACAGGTGGTCAATATCCGACAGAAGAAGGCAAAACACAAGAAGCTGGAAAAGTGGGAAAAGGAATTTTGGAATGCAAATAAGGATCTGATCACGCTGCAGAAGAAGATCAGTGTGGAACAGAAAAAAGAAATGGATAATCTGGAAAAGTGGCTGTAGGAGGTGAGACGCAAAAATGGATGGAAAAGTTGTAATTGAGACAACCGTAGACCAAACAGGAGCAAAGGTTGGTGTGCAGAGACTGGAAGCATCTCTGAGAAAGATGGCTGAAAGCGTCAAAGGCATTGGGGAAACTGCAGAGCTGGCTGTCCGGAAGCAGATAGATTCCTTTTCCAGGTTAGGCTCTCAATATGAAAAGCAGTCACAGAAGGTAGATAACCTGAAACAGAAGCTGTCACAGTTATCGGAAACGAAAATTGAAACAGACGAATACAAAAAATTAAACTCTGAACTGGAAGCATTGGCAAATAAAGGGGCTGAGGTAGAAAGCAAGCTGTCCGAGTGGACAAAAATGGGTGTTCCTGAAAATTCAGGTGGGTTCCGGGCACTTGAGAAAGAACTGGATCAGCTTGAAGAGAAGATGGAAGCTATCCAGAAAAAGCAAGCTGAAATGAAACAAAACGGCACCGCTTATATCAATCCTGAAAATACACAGGAGCACAAGGATACAGCTGACCGTTTAGCGGCGGAGCAGGAAAAACTGAATCAGATGAACTCACGCCTGGGGACTTCATACGATGCCATCAAACTTAAGATTGATGAGTACCGGGAAGCCCTAAATGGGGCGGATAGTTCTGTCCGGAAAAATGCGCAAAGTACCGGTATCCTGTCGGGGGCACTTAATAGCATAAAGAAAACCTTTTCATTTGTTCTAAAAAAGGCACAGGCTCTTGCATCTGCACTTGGCGGAACAGTGGTGCGGGGGCTGAAAAAAATGTCTGCAGGTATCTTTGGAATCCATAAGTCTGCAAACAAAACGACTTTGTCGCTAAAGAACCTGTTGAAGTACGGCCTGGGAATTCGCTCCCTGTTTATACTGTTCAATAGGCTGCGTTCAGCAATAGTTGACGGGTTTAAGAACCTTGCGCAGTACAGCGGATCTACCAACAACAGTATATCAGCACTGACAACGGCGCTCACCCAGCTGAAAAACAGCTTTGCCACAGCGTTTAATCCGATCCTGTCCGTGGTGTCACCGATCCTGGTTACATTTATCAACCAGATTTCCAAAGCCTTGACCTATGTAGGAATGTTCATAGCAGCACTTTCAGGGCAGAGCACTTTTACCAAGGCCGTGGCTGCACAGGAAGATTACGCTGCCAGTCTGGACAAAACCTCACAAAATGCGAAAAAGGCTAAGAAATCCCTGACCGGCTATCTTAGCGGCCTTGATGAGATCCAAAGGTATGACGATAAGAAAACGGATGATACTGGCTCCACAAAGTATAAAGGGCCGTCTCCAAGTGAGATGTTCGAGGAGGTACCCATCAATTCTACCATCAAAGATCTGGCGGATAAGATCAAAAAGCTTGTGGAAGAACAGGACTGGGAGGGCCTTGGAAAATATATCGCAGATGGTATCAATACCGGACTGCAGTATGTGTACAATGCAATCAGCTGGGACAATGTGGGTCCGAAAATCACGGCGTTCACAACCGCATTCACGACTGCATTTAACAGCCTTGTAGCAAATATTGACTGGCCACTTTTAGGGCGGACACTGGGAGCCGGACTGAACACAGCTGTATACACTCTCAATCAGCTGATCGGAACAGGAGGGATTGATTTTGCACAGATCGGAAGAGGTCTGGCAAAGGCTCTGAGAGGGATGATCGGAGAGATTGACTGGAAAGCCCTTGGAACCCTGTTAGGAAATAAGTTTATGATCCCATGGCGGATGCTTTCCGGATTCGTGAAGGAAATGGGGCAGAAAGACGGCGCAGGGATCACTGGATGGAGGGCTCTTGGAAACGGTATCGGGAAAGCCATGACCGCCATGTTCCAGACCATCAGCATGTCTGATATTGCAGATGCTATTGTTGGTGTGATCAACGGGGCGTTTGATATCCTTGCAGGCTTTAATGAGGAATTTGACTGGGAGGGCTTTAAGGAAAACCTGAAAACCGGATTTGAAAAGCTGATCAATGGGATCAAGTGGGAAGATAATGGAAAAGTTTTTGGCGATTTCTTAAATAACCTTTGTGACTGCATAGAGGCCGGCCTTGATGATAACACGTTCTATGATCTGGGAGAGGGTATTGGTACCTTTATTGCACAGCTTCCCTGGCTAAGACTTCTGAAAGATGTGGGCCGTGCAATCATCGATGGTATTGGCGGTGCATTATCAGGGCTTTGGAATGGTGAAGATGGACTATCTGGGAAGATCCTGGCGGGTCTGATTGTTGCTTTTGGGGCAGTAAAGATCAACAGCATTACAGGCATTGGCACCCTTGCAGGTAAGCTTATAAGCACTTTGGCGTCCAAGTTTATCATGGAAAAGAATACACAGGCATTAGCAACCGCCGTAGAAAGTGCTGTGTCAACCGGCCTTTCAGGGGCAACAGAGGCAGTTGGTGATCTTGGCGAAGCTGCTGCTACTGCGGCAGGAAGTGAAGGTATTGGAGCTCTTGCGACCAGCTTAGGATCCTTCATTGGAACCGCCGGCATTCTTGCCCTGATTGCTGCAGGGATGGGCGAAGGAACAAGAAAGCTTGCCGCGTGGGGGGATGAACTGCAGGGTGGAGATGGAAAAGTGTCCCACTATGGCACAACCATGCAGGAACTGGCAAAGAACCTGCAGGATGCAGGAACAATCTCCGGTGATACCAGGCAGGATCTGTTTTTCCTCAACGAGCAGCTGGAGGATACATCAACCCCGGAAGAATATGGGAAGAAGCTTGGTGACGCTCTGTACAATGCCGGCGTTAATGCTTCTGAACTTGAGGGGGCATTTGGTACGTTACAGACCCAGACAAGCCTGACGGATGATGAAATTGATACTATTACAGCCGCCATCGGATATCTGAAAGATAAGACGACAGAGGCTAAGGATGTTACAAAGCTGTCTGCCGATCAGTATCAGGGGATGCATGACAAGTTACAGGAGCTTGGCATCGAACTTGGACTGACAACGGATCAGCTCAACGGTATCGATACAGCCTTGAATACGCAGAAAGCTTCCGGAGCAACTGCGGAAAAGTCTTACAAAGCTGTGAAAACTGCCATTGAAAATGTGGGTACTTCTACAGAGAATGTGGATAAGATCCTGGACACTCTGTTTCCGCAGTCCTTAATGACAGCATCTGATTCAGCAAAAGAGCATTCCAAGGATATCAGTGAATCTGCAGACGGAGCTATCAAGAAAGTAAATGATTCTGTGGATACGGCATCTAAAGGGATTGACACAGCGGCAAAGAAAACAGAAGAGGCAGCTGAAACAATCGGTACCTCTGCTGAGAATATCAAGAAAGATACAGATGACGCATTTGCGGATGTGGAAACGACTTCCTCTGAAAAGTGGGGTGGAGCGTATAAATCCGTATCTGACAATGTGGGCTCCATGTCTTCCGACACCAAAAGGGAAATGGAAAGCGTAAAGTCCACCGTCCAGAGAAGCTGGGGCGATATATCCAGGAATACCGGAACCTATTGGGATAGGATTGCTAAAAAGGTTACAGATCATCTGGAGGACATGGCAGAAGCTGCTGGGACAGCAGCAGACCGGATCGCCCGAGAATTGAACGGTGTGGTTGACCGGATCAATGGCACAGTTGGAAACATCAACCGGGCACTAGCAGGCGTAGAAAATGCTTTTACGTTCACCTACAACTATGAAAACCCGGTAACAAAACAGAGCCAGAGGTACAGGTCCTGGCTGAATCTGCCAAGGATCAACACGATCCCATACCTTGCTACCGGTGCAGTTATCCCGCCAAGGTCAGAGTTCCTTGCGGTCCTGGGCGATCAGAAGCAGGGAAACAATATTGAGGCACCGGAAGGATTGCTCCGTAAGATTTTCCGGGAGGAATCTGGTGGGAACCAGGGCGGCGGTAATATGCATTTTACGGCCCAGATCAACCGCAGGACGTTATTCGATGAAATGATCAGCGAAGCAAAGCTGCGCCAGATGAACAGTGGCAGTAACCCATTTGATCTTTAGGAAGGAGGTACACATGGCGGCAAAAGAAAGGTTTACGCTTAATAGTCAGACCATATGGCAGCCTGACAAAGATCTGGGGTATTCCCTGGAAACCACGTATACAAAAGACAGTACCCGGTCCCAAGGTGGGACTGGGCATTTTACACCTATGTTTACAGTGGAGCAGTTTGCTTATACGGCATCCAATGTTCCCGTTGCAGAAGTCACAAAGATCCTGCAGATTATAGGAAAGGGAAAATCATTTACCCTGCATGCATTCAGTCCTTATTATGGGACATGGCGAGATGCACTTTTCTATGTTGGAAAGGGAAACCTATCCATTGGGATTTTATCGGAGGATCAGAAAACAATAAGCAGTCTGACATTTAACATGCAGGGGGTAAAACCGTTATGATCAATGTAACCAATGAATTTAAAGAGCTGATGAAGACCAGGACAGACTTCAAGGAGAATGCACAGATTACGTTTGCGGATGGGAGCACACTGAATCTGTCTGAAGATGATTTCTCCATGTCAAATAACGGTGTGGTAGATAGCGCAGGGGCAAATTCTATTCCCCTGGGCTGTGCGATCTGCCGGAATATCCAGATAGAACTTCTGAATGATGACGATCATCTGAAAGAGTATGACTTCTACGGGGCAAAGATCCGGCTGTACCTTACCTTTGAACTGTCCGAAACTACAGAGAAAATTGAATACGGCACTTATACAGTGATTACACCGGAAACTTATGGGACAACTGTGCTGGTGACAGCAGTTGATGATATGTATAAGGCGGATAAAGCATATACAACAGCACTTCCTTTTCCGGCAACGGCTGCAAACGTGCTGGCAGATGCCTGTACGATCTGTGGGATTACTTTAGGGAGTACAAGCTTCCTACATAGTGATTACGTCATCCAGGAAAAACCATCTGATAAATACACCTACCGGCAAATCATTGGCTATATTGCAATGGTCGCCTGCGGAAACACAAGGATAGACCGGACCGGTCACCTGCAGGTCATGACATACAGCTTTGACTGGACGAATGCCCATAAGCTTACTGAGTGGTCAAATCTGACCGTTGATACCAGTGATATAACCGTCACAGGCATACAGATGGAGCGTACAGTAAAGCGGACAATTGAAGGAAAGGAACAGGAAGTAAAAGAAACAGTACTTGCAGGAACAAAGAGGTATGTACTGACGGTTGTAAATCCCCTTGTTACAGGCAATGAGGGAACTTTGATCTCATGGATTTATGCAGTTTTTAAAGATGTGTCTTTCCGTAAGTTTGAAGGGGACAGCTTCGGGTATCCAATCGCTGAATTTATGGATATGGCGAAAATCACAGACTGGAAAGGGAATGAATACAATACTTTCCTGACAGATGTAAATTTCAACTTCTTTGGGTTTACAACCATGAAGAACAGTGCAGAATCCGGACTGAGGCTTGCCAGTCAGTACAGTAACGGGGAAACCAGGGCGGATATCAAAGCAGCTGATCTGGTGAGCAGAGAGAGATCAGCGAGAGAAACAGCTGTGCAAAAACTTCAGGATGCAGCTGCCAATGCCAGTGGTATGTATGAGACACGGGTGGAACTGGAAGACAAAAGCGTGATCACTTACCTGCACGACAAACCGACTCTGAAAGAATCACTGGTTGTTATCAAGATCACTGCAGAAGCGGTAGCAGTATCCAATGACGGAGGGAAGACATATCCATACGGTATGATCCTGACAGGTGATCTTATCACCAAGATGCTGTATGCAGAAGGAATTAATGCAGATTATATCGATACAGGCACTCTTGTAGTCAGGGATAAAGATGGAAATGTAAAATTTCTGGTAGATCTGACAACAGGACAGGTGGTCATAAATGCTGATTCCATCAAGATCGGTGGTCAGACCGTGGGCGATCTCATCGATGAGAAAACTAAAAGCCTTACAAGTAATCTGACCATGAGCCTGACTAGCGATTACAGGGCTATTTCCGTGGACAGCAATGGGGATTATAGTACTTTTCCAAATGATATCATTACAGCGCCTACGGTAATGTATGGATCGGAAGATGTTACAGGGCAGTGTACGTATACTGTTGCCAAGTCTGACACCTTAACTGGTGCTTGGGATTCTTCTAAAAGACAGTATACAGTTACAGGATTGACTGATGATACCGGATGGGTGGATATCACGGCTGTATATCTGGACAACTTAAGGATCACAAAACGTTTTTCAGTGTCTAAGGTGTACAATGGGCAGAGCGGTGTAACATACGGCCTAATCACTTCAAGCCCAATTATCAAAAAAACGTCACAATCAGAACTAACACCAACATATGTTGATTTTACTGCATATTACACAGTTGGAAAAGACATGACAAAATATTTTCTCAATGGCCGGTTTGTTATCGAAGAAGTATTGAATGATGATGGTGTATGGAGAACGGTTTACACCAGTACACAGGATGAATCAGAAGTGCGTCGGTCGCTGTATACTGTTCTAACCGCCAAGGATGGAAAAGTGCCTGTAACAAAAGACGGAAAATATGCTCTTGGATACCCAAGGAATGTTACCTCTATCAGATGCAGGTTTTATGCAG